AAAGCATTTAAAATGAGCCAACAAGGAATAAGAGGTTTTTATCAATTAACCGAAACGATTAAAGATACATTATTAGCAGACGTAAATTGTAACACAGTAACAACTGGAGACATATATGACGTTAATCTTAATAAACAAGATATTTTTCCATTAGCTCACATTATAGTAAACAACGTATTACAACAAGAACAAACTTTAACGTTTAATATAAGCATCTTAGCTATGGATATTGTTGATCAGTCGAAACAAGAAACGTTTGACAGATTTACAGGTAACAATAATGAGCAGGACATTTTAAACACACAACTAGCTGTATTGAATAAGGTGATACAAAAATTAAGAATGGGTACGTTATATACAGACAAGTACCAATTAGATGGTGATGTAAGTTGTGAGCCGTTTTATGATAGATTTGAAAACCAATTAGCAGGATGGACTGCAACAATGGATATAGTGATTTATAATGATATAAAAATATGTTAGATAAATACAAAGAATTAAATAAAGCTCTAAATGAGTTTGGAAAGTATGTAGTTCAGCAGTCAAGATCAAACTTGACAAAAGATGGCGTGAGTAAAGGTGCTTTATATGATTCTATTAGTTATGATCTTATTGTTGAAAAGGATGCGTTTCTGTTAGAATTCCTAATGGAAGATTATGGTATATTTCAGGATCAAGGTGTAAAAGGTGCAAATCCTAGCCTCGTAAAGAATGGTAAACAAAAAGCTCCTAGTAGTCAGTTTAGTTACAGATCTAAAATGCCACCTATAGAGCCGTTACGAAATTGGGCTCAAAGTAAAAATTTAAGATTTAGAGATAAAGAGGGTAAGTTTAAAAAGGGTAGTTATAGAAGTATGGCCTTTGTGTTACAAAGAAGCATATTTGCACAGGGTATAAAGCCTACTATGTTTTTTACTAAACCATTTGAACAGGCATTCAAGAGACTACCAGATGAAATACTGGAACAGTTTGCAATAGATGTAGAACGACAATTAACATACGGAGAAAAATAAAATTATGGCAGCAATAGCATTACGAAGTCCACAATATAAATCATTATCAGCAGGAGCAAGTTCAGTTTATGCTTTATGCACAATAAAAATAGGAGGGGTTTTAAAATATACTTTAAGAAAAGAAGCAGCACCATCACAAGTAGTAGTTTTTGAAATAGCAGAATTATGTAGAGATTTTTTAAACATCACTTTTGATGGAAGTTATACGGCTCAAACATTAACAATAGAAACTGAAATTAATTCTTATAATGTTTCAGGTGGTATTACTGCAAGCACTCAAGCAATAAATGACATAGGTTACGATGCTTATGGAACTTTTATGGAGGCAGCAAATCCTGTTGTTCCTTTTGGCTCTCGACCAACTTGGCTATTAGGAGAAAATCCAAATCCAATTAATATAAATGATATTTTTTATATCTATGTACCTTATGATGTTTCAGGGCAAGTTCCTTATATAATTGCTAATGAAACAATGGGGTATCAATCTTATGGCTCATCAGATTTAGATATTGTAGGCAGTCCTGCAGGAGTTAAAATGAATATAGTAAGAGTTGATTGCACAAAATATGGACAAGGTCATAAAATAACTTTTGTTAATAAATTTGGTGCATTACAAGACTTATGGTTTTTCTTAAAATCAGTAAACACAACAACAAAAAGGCAAGAGCAGTTTCAAAGAAATATTATAAACGGAACTTCTTATGATGTTTTTACTCACACTAAACAAGTTTTTAATACGATAGCTAACACAAGTATATCTTTAAGTTCTGGCTATTATCCTGAATGGGCAAATCAATGGTTTGAACAATTATTATTATCTGAGCAAGTTTGGTTAACAAGATTAGATCCTATTAATCCTTTATCTACTCAAGTTATTCCTGTAAATGTTAAAAAGAGTAGTATGATACAAAAAACATCTGTTAATGAAAGATTAATTGATTACACATTTGATTTCGATATGAGTTTTGATTATATAAATAATATTAGATAATGCAGAAACTACAATTATATGTAAATAATCAAAGAGTAGATTTGTTTAAAGATGAACAGGTTTCTTTTAATCAATCTATTCAAAACATAAAAGACCCTGCAAAGATATTTACAGAGTTTACTCAAACATTTACTATACCAGCTTCTAAAACAAATAATATATTATTCCAACATTATTACAATTATGATATTGTTGATGGTTTTGATGCAAGAGATAAAGTAGAGGCATTGATTGAATTAAATAACATTACATTTCAAGAAGGTTATGTAACATTAACAGGAACAGAATTAAAAAATAATCAAATTTATGCTTATAAAATAACATTCTTTGGAAAGACAGTAAACTTAAAAGATGTTCTAAGAGATGATAAATTAGCAGCCTTAAGCACTTTAAATCAATATAGTTTAGATTACGATGCAACAAATATAAAAGCAAGGTTACAAGCCTCCTCAGGACCTATATTATGCCCATTAATAACATCAGGAGAAAGAAGGGGAGAATTTAATTTTTCAAGATTATATTATGATTCACAAACATATCAAGGAAAAAATGATGGAAATTTATATTATCCAAATAGTGGAGGTGGAGGACATAGACACGGAGTTTATTGGGAAGATTTAAAATATGCTATTAGAGTTTATGAAGTTATAGAAGCTATACAAAGCACTTATGATATTGATTTTACTGATGATTTTTTTAATACAAATAATTCAGAGTTTTATAATCTTTATTTATGGCTCCATCGAAAAAAAGGAGATGTACAACCTGCATCACAGGTGACATTTTATCCGACCGAGGTAACAGGTTTTCCTATTTCATCACAAACTGAAACTACAATGTTAGGTGGTTCAGCTTTAGAAGTTTATAATTCTTGTAATCCTTATGGTGGAACTGCTTGTCCTAATACTTCTTTGCCAACAGTACAAACTGAATTAGATATAGTTGTAGCAGGTTCTAATCCATCTCCTTATAATGTTATTATTAATAGAAATGGTATTGTTTGGGCTACGTTTACTAACCAAACAGGAAATTCTACATTTGATAGAACAGATTTTCCAAATCCTATGGATGAAGGTTCTTATACAATTACTATTGAAGTAGAATCTTTAATTACTTTTTCAAGTATTACTTGGAATTTAGCAGGTATTTTTAATGGCACACCTTGGACAAATCAATATATATTAGCACCAACAGGAGGTTTCGATGCCTCTGCAACGTTTGAATTTATAATACAACAACAAATCCCTGATATTAAAATTTTAGATTTTTTGACAGGCATATTTAAGATGTTTAATCTTACTGCTTATTATGTTAGTAATGCTCAAGACACTGACTATGGTAAAATAAAAGTTCAAAGATTATCAGAGTTTTATGCAGATGGAACTACTTATGATATAAGCGAATATGTAAACACTAATAAAAGCCAAGTAAACGTAGCTTTGCCATATAAAGAAATAGATTTTGGTTATGAGGGAACAGGAACTTTACTTGCTTTACAATACGAACAATTAATCGGTAAAAAATGGGGAGCAGAATCATTTATAGGAAATGAAGCAATAGGAAATAATTTTACGGGTCCTAATCCTACTTATAAAGTTGCTATACCTTTTGAGCATATGCAGTTTGAAAGATTAATAGATGTAGCATCAAATGTTTCATTTCCAAATAACAGAACTACAATACAATATGGTTATTTTGTTGATGATAATCAAGATGCTTATATAGGTAAACCTTTATTATTTTATCCTATACAACAAACAGGTAGCGGAACAACCTCAATAGGATTTTTAAATAATTTATCAGGCAATTCAGGATCTGTAAGTGAATTAGATACTTATTATATACCGAGCAATAGTTTAAGCACATCATCAGCAGTTAGCAAGATTAATATTAATTTCTTTCCTGAATCAAACGAATACGGCTCTCAATCAAATCCGGTAGATGATGATTTTACAGATACATTATTTGAGAAAAATTATTTTAATTATATACAAGACATTTTTAATGGTAAAAGAAGATTAATAAAAATAGATGCAAATCTTCCTTTAAATATTATTAAAAATATTAAAATGAACGACAAGGTTACTATTAATAATCAAGATTATACTTTAAACACTTTACAAACAAATCTTATAACAGGCAAAAGCAGTTTAGAAATATTAAATGAATTAGAGGCAGATAGTTTTACTTTAACATTATATTATAGCTTAACTGGAACCCCTTGCCCAACTAATTCAAATAGAACATTAGTAACTGTATATTCAGATTCAGCTTCAATAACCTTTGGCTCTCAAAACGGCACACAAACGATAGGCAAATTATACGCTAATAAAGAATTAACTATTTATGCACCTACAGGTAGATATGGATATGGAGGAACAGGAAGCAAATATGATTATTGGAATAAAATAAATTATACTCCTACTGCACCATCTTTATTATTAGAGGGTTGGTGGCAATCAGAGTTTGAAAATGGAACAGGAGAATGGCCTAAACAATGTAGTGGTTCTTAAAATAAGATTATGATAAAAAATATATTAGAATTATTAAAATATACAAACGGTGAAACGGAAAACATCCGTATAGCGACAGGTAAGAATAAACTACCTGAAACGATCAAAGAGGGTATTAAACAAATTAAAAAAGAATTAAGCTATGCCAATAACTAAAACTTTAATAATTGATGCTAACGTAAAAGATGCAACAAAAGCGTTAGAACAAGTCAATGAACAGCTAGAGATACAGGATAATGTTATACTACAGTTAGAAAAGGATCTTTTAAAATATGAGAATCAATTAGAGAAAACATCTAAAAAAGACGCAAACAGACGTATTGATATTAACAAGAAAATAGCTGAAACTAGAAAAGAATTAGGTCTTGAGAAAAAAGCTCATACAGTTTTAAATAAGGAACGTAAAAAAGCTAACGATAATTTAAAGACTGCTGAAAAAAATATGGCTGATTACTCAGGTGTATTAGGTGTGGTAGATGGTCAATTAGGTGGTGCTATATCTGGCTTTCAAGGATTAACACAAGGTTTAGGGGGAGCTACAAAAGGATTTAAATTAATGAGAGTTGCTTTAGTTGCAACTGGTATTGGTGCTTTTGTATTATTACTTACTTCATTAAAAGCTGCATTTACAAGCTCAGAGGAGGGACAGAATAAGTTTGCTAAAATTATGACAAAGATTGGTGTTATAGTAGGTAATGTAACAGACATACTAGCAGACTTTGGAATGGGTATATTCAATGCAGGTAAAGCTATGGCTAAATTAATAAAAGGTGATTTTGCTGGAGCAACTGCTTCATTTGTAGAAATGACTGTAAATATCACAGAAGCTACTAATGGTATAAAAAACTTTGGAGAAGAAACTGCAAAAGAAATAAAAAAAGCAGGTCAGTTGGCAGATATGAGAGCTAAGGCTGATAAAGTTGAAAGAGATTTAGTAGTAGCAAGAGCGAAGTCAGATAGAGATAGAGCTGATTTATTAGAGAAAGCAATAGATAAAGAAAATTACACGACACAACAACGCATACAGTTTTTAGAGGAAGCTGGTAAATTGGAAGAAGATATTACAAATAAAGAGATTGCTGCAGCGAAAATGCGATACGATTCAAAAGTATTAGAAAATTCATTATCTAAATCAACAAAAGAAGATCTAGATGAGGAAGCTCAGTTAAAAGCTAATTTAGTACAGTTAGAAACTCAGAGACTTACAAGACAAAAAGAAGTTACAAGTCAGATTATAGCTGCAAACACAGAAGAAGCTGCTGCTGTAAAAGCTAAAGAAACAGAATTAGCTACATTAAAAAAGAACATAAGAGATGCAGAAGCTGTTGAGGAAGCAGATGCAAGAGCATTAGAATTACAGAAAATAGATGAGTATTATCAAGAGCTTATAGATAAAGCGATATTGGCAGGAATTGCAACAGATGATTTAGAAGCTGCTAAAGAAGCGAAACGAAAAGAAAAACAAGCAGAGTTTGATGAGACTGATGCTGAACGTAAACAAGTAAAAATAGATGAAGCTCAAGCACAAGCTGAAGCATTAAAAGAAATTGAAGATCAAAAGAAAGCTCAACAACAGGCAACATTTGATAATGCTGTAGCTTTAGCAGGTGAGGAAACAAAACTTGGTAAAGCTCTATTACTAGCTAAACAGTTGATGTTAGCAAAAGAGTTTGTAATGAATGCTAAAGAACAAATACTAGCTGGTAAAACTGCAATAACCAAAGCTAAAGTTAACGCTGCTGAAGCATCTACAGAAACAAGTAGTTCAGTAGCAAAAGCTGCTAATACTGCTCCACCACCATTTAACATACCATTTATATTAACAGCAATAGCTACTGGTGCAAGTGTATTAAGTGCTGTAAAATCTGCAGTTAGTGCAACAAAAAGTGCTGCAACTCAAGCTGGAGCTGGGGGAGGAGGATCTGTATCTACACCAGCAGCTATAACACCAGCCTCAGCACCCCCTGCATTTAATGTAGTAGGTCAAGGTGGAGCTAGTCAATTAGCTGAAGCTATAGGAGGACAAGCACCGACACGAGCATACGTTGTTAGTAATGACGTTACAACAGCACAAGGATTAGAGCGTAATATTGTAGAGGGTGCTACTATATAAATGCAAAATATTAAATTTAAAACGTTATATAAAATATGAAAATAGTCGAATTAGTATTAGACGAAACACAAGAGCTAAGTGGTATTGACGCAATATCAATAGTTGAAAGTCCAGCAATAGAAGAAGATTTCATAGCATTAAAAAGTGAGGAAATTAAATTAGCTGAAATATCTAAAGATAAAAAGATATTAATGGGAGCTTTGTTGATCCCTAACAAGCCGATATATCGCAATAACGGTGAAGATGAGTATTATATATATTTTTCAAAAGATACTGTCTTAAAAGCCTCGCAAATGTATCTTACAAAAGGTAATCAAAACAATTCAACATTAGAACATCAACACGAATTAAGTGGATTGAGTTTAGTTGAGTCTTGGTTAGTAGAAGATGAGGTACACGACAAATCTAGAAAGTATGGTATGAACGTACCAGTAGGAACTTGGATGGGTGCTGTAAAAGTAAACAACGATAAAGTCTGGAACGATTATGTAAAAACAGGTAAGGTAAAAGGATTTTCAATAGAAGGCTATTTTGCTGATAAAATGGAAAGACCGAAAGATGCAGTAGGATTATCAGAAGAAAAATCGTCAGAAGAAATATTGAATCAAATAAAACAGATCTTAATAGGAGATACAGCAGAATTAAAGAAGCCTTGTTGGAATGGATATGAGCAATACGGAACTAAGATTAAAGATGGTAAAGAAGTACCTAATTGTGTTCCCATAAAAAGATGAGAAGAACAAATAAAGAATTTTTCCCAAGTTATACAAGCCCTAAAGGATCTAGGAGAGCTTGTTTGTGTAAAGACGAAAACAAATATTCTGTAAAATGCTGTGATGGTAGTTTATGGGCTCAAGGTATTGGAGTTATATCAAGAACAGTTTAAAAATGCAAAATTAAAATCAATAACCGTTATATATATATTATGAAATCAACTGAAATGTTAAATCAAATCAAGACGCTTCTAAACATAGAAGTTAAACTTGAAGAACAAAAATTAGAGAACGGAACTCGTGTAGAAGCTGAGTCGTTTGAAAAAGGTAAAGAGATATTCATTCTTACAGATGATGAAAAAGTTGCTATGCCAGTAGGTGAATACTTACTAGAGGATGGTAGATTAGTAGTTGTCGCTGAGGAGGGAATTATCGATGACGTTAGAGAAGTGTCTGACGAAGTACCACAAAAAGAAGAAGAATCTAAAGATGAAACTGAAGATCTAGAATACAAAGATGAAGAAATGAGAGATGATGGTGAAGAAGCTGCTGTAGATGACTGGTCTGGTATGGAAAAGAGAATTAAAAATCTTGAAGATGCTATTGCTGACTTAAAATCTAAAGTAGGTGAAAAGAATATGGAAGAAGAAGAAGAAGTTGAAATGGAACAAGAAGTTGCAAGACAACCAAAATCTAGAACAGTTAAAGAAGAATTTAACGAAGAAGTAAACGAAGAATTAAAAGAAGAATTATCAAAACCTGCCTCTGCTCCAATTAAGCATAGTCCTGAAGCTGGTAATAACAAGAAAGACCATTTTAGAATAGCTCCTAATAAAAGACCTACTACAATGGATTATATATTAAATCAATTAAATAAATAAAAATAAATAATTATGCCACAACCAACTATTACTACTACTTATGCTGGAGAATTTGCAGGTAAGTATATCGCTGCTGCTCTTTTGAGTGGTAACACACTAAGTCAGGGTGCTATCGAAATTAAGCCAAACATTAAGTTTAAAGAAGTTATGAAAAAAGTAGTTACTTCTGGTTTAATTACAGATGACTCTTGTGACTTCGTATCAGCTGGAGCAGTTACATTAACTGAAAGAATAATCCAGCCTGATCAATTTCAAGTAAATCTTGAATTATGTAAAACTCCATTTGAATCAGACTGGGGTGCAGTATCAATGGGCTATTCAGCTTTTGATAACTTACCTCCTGACTTTTCAAGTTTCTTAATTGCTCACGTGGCAGAACAAGTATCTGCTTCAACAGAAAACAACATCTGGCAAGGTAACTTAGGTGGAGCTCAAGCTGGAGAATTTGATGGATTTACAACTTTAGCTGCTGCTGATGCTGACGTTATTGACGTTGCTGCTGTCGGTGGAGGTGTAAACTCTGGAAATGTAATTGCTGAATTAGGAAAAGTAGTAGATGCTATTCCAAGTACATTATATGGAAAAGACGATCTATTTATCTATGTATCTCAAAACGTTGCTAAAGCATACGTTAGAGCATTAGGTGGATATGCTGCTTTATCAAATGTAGCTGGAACTGAAAATGTAGGTTCTATAGGTGCAAATGGTATTAACAATAGAGGAACACTATGGTATGGTGGAGGTGAAAACCTTTCTATAGATGGTGTAAAAATCTTTGTTGCTAATGGTTTACCAAGCAACTATATGTTCGCTGCTCAGAGATCTAACCTATTCTTTGGAACAGGATTAATGTCTGACTATAACTTAGTTAAGCTAATTGATATGGCTGACATAGACGGAAGTAAAAACGTAAGAGTAATTATGAGATTTACTGCTGGAGTACAATACGGAATTGGATCTGAGATAGTTCTTTATTCTTAATAAATAAATTAACCAAAAATTAGGGTAGGTGGGTTAGTGCCTGCTTACCCTTTTTTATTAAAATATATAAATAATATGGCTTGTACATTAAATAAAGGGAGACTGTTACCGTGTAAAAGTGCCTTTGGTGGTATAAAAACGGTATGGTTTGGTGACTTCGGTGGATTAACTGGAGTAGTAGTCGGAGCTGATGGTGAAGTATCATCAATTACAGGAACTCAACCAGACTGGTATCAGTATGATGTAAAAGGTAATTCGTCTTTAGAAACAACTGTAACAAGTTCTAGAGAAAATGGTACTACTTTTTTCACACAAACATTAAACTTAACATTAACTTACCTTGACGCACAAACTCAGGCAGAATTGCAAATTATTGCAGTTGGCAGACCTTATGTAGTTGTTGAGGATTATTATGGAAATCAATTCTTATGTGGACTAGAAAACGGAATGGAATGCACAGGTGGAACTACCGTAACAGGAGCTGCAGCTGGAGATCTGTCAGGATTCACTCTAACAATGGAGGGAATGGAAGAAACAGCTCCATACTTTTTGGCTAGTGGATTAATTACATCTGCATCTGCAACACCAATTAACCCAACACCATAATAATAAATTATGAAAAATTAAGAGCATCCTTAGGGGTGCTTTTTTTTTGCGTTTATATTTCTACAAAATAACTTATTAAATACGTTATATAGGTAATGATAGTTTTAACAACATCTACATCAGCACAAGAATTTAAAGTCATACCAAGAGAGTATGGTGCAGAATTTTCGTTATCTATTAGAGATGATAGTACAAACGTAACAACTGTTTATGAAATTAATAATGCTGTAACATCAGGTAATTATTTGACGTTTAGTCAAGCATTTAGCCCTGTATTAGTTGAAGGACATTTTTACGACATAAAATTATTTAGCGATCCAAATTTTTGGAATACAAATTACTTTTTATGGGAAGTTTATAATGAATTTTGGAATGTAGATACAACAAACATAGATACTATATTCAAAGATCGAATTTTCTGTACTGATCAAGAAATAGATCAAAGTGACAATTTATATTATGACGTT